GATGAAAAAGTTTTTACCCCAGTTAGTCGCTGTGCAGTATTTATATGCCATAGTTGCTTCCTCCTTTTTCTTGTTTATAAATCATTTTTAACTTTGTGTCACCGTTTTAATTTGAAAATCTGCTGCTGTCCATTCTTCTGTTACAGCATTTGGTGATCTTCCATTACCACCAGAAATTAAACCTGCTGAAGAACTTCCTGCAGCACCAAATCCATTACCACTATCTGCTAAATCTGCAACTTCAGTCCAACTAGTTCCATTCCAAAATTCATTAGCTGCTGTCGGTGCTGATCCAGTATAACCACCAGTAAAAAAAGCAGAGGAGCTAGAAGAACCAAATCCTTGAAAATTATACCTACTGGTGTTTACTTCAGCTACTTCTGTCCAGCTTGAACCATTCCATGTTTCTGTATTTGTTGATGGACCAAGTCCAGAATAAACTACAGCATCCGTATACGTCCCTACGCCCCCAAAAAGTCTTCGACCAGTATTTATTTCACCTGTTTCCGTCCAATTAGTTCCATTCCATGATTCAACTTCAGTTAGGGAACTATTACCTGGATTTTTTCCACCAGAAGCTAACGCTGCTGTTGAAATTCCATTGTCTGCCATACCCTCTTTACCTGTATTCATTTCATTAACCTCAGTCCAACTAGAACCATTCCATACTTCTGTTGCTTGAGGTAATCCACCACCAGACACTTGTCCACCAAATGCTAAACATGCTTCTGCATTAGCACCTGCACCGCCAAGAAGACTTCTTGCAGTGTTTAAATCACTTTCTTCTGAATAAGCACTTCCATTATATTCTTCAGTAACAGCAACCACACCATCTCCACCAAACATTAAAGCAGATGTTTGACTTCCTGCACCACGAAGTTCTACCCTACCTGAATTTAAACTACCACCAGATGCCCATGTTCCAATAGGTGCTCCACCCTCATTAATCGTTTTAAATTGTCCTGATGAAGAGTTATAGTAAAAGTCTCCAACTTGTGCCTCAGTTGGACTTGGATCTTCTGAACGGGTTTGTACTTGAAACCCCTTTATCTCTTTATAACCAGCCATTATTATTTATCCTTTAATAGCCAACCTTGAGTCGAGTCTACGTAAACCAATGTGAAACCAGCTCTTTCGGTTGACACTGTTAAATCTGCTGCAGAACCCTGAATGTTGTGTGAGTTTCTTCCTACGGTTAAATTGTTAGTATCAAAAGTACCTGCGTAATCTATAATTGAAACTTCGTCACCTTGTGTTGCTGATGATGGTAAAGTTACCGTAAAAGCTGCTGATGTTGTATTACAAAAATATCCTTCACCTGCTACTGCAGTAAAACCAGAGGTTTTTACAGCTTGCCATGATGTGCCACCAGATACTTCACCAAACGATAATTGTCCAACACCTGTTGTACCTGATCCTGATACTGATGAAACTTTTAAAAATCTATCTGCTGTTACGTTGCCAGTGGGAAATATAAGGGTGTAGCTCTGATTTGCCGAGTGCGCAGGGGATTGAAGTTTAATACCATGAGAATTTTGTTCACAATTAAGTTGTAGTGTTCCAGCGTTAGTATTACCACCAACTTCTACAACACCCGTTCCGTTTGGTGTTGCTGTAATATTTCCATTTGCACCATCTGTAATTGTGATTGTTCCAGAGTTACTTCCTGAATTAGTATCTAAAACTAAATCATACGCACCGCTTGAAGTTAGAGTTGCTGCTGCAGCTCCTGTTCCAATTTTAGTTTCACCAGTTCCTTTTGGAACAATAGCTACATCTATATTAGAATCTCCTCCAGTTGCTGATAAACTAGGTGCATTACCTGTTGCAGCGTTTGTAATATCAAATTGGTTTACTGCTGAACTAGTTGTTTGAAATATTATTTGTTCATTGCCGTTTTCATCATTGATTCCGTGTGCATCATCAAATGCTATGTTAAAACTATTAGTGTCTAAATCACCACCTAATTGTGGTGATGTATCATCTACAACATCTCCACCTGTTTGAATTTCTACTATGTTTGGATTTGTTGAATCATCTGCTGTTGCTTGAACAATAGCAGTTTTTTTATTTGTTGCTGAAAAAGTAAATGTGGATCCTGAACCAGACGCATATTTAAACTGAACTGTGTATGCTCCTGAAGTTGAATTTTTTAAAATATAAAAAGTTTGGACATCTAAAGGGATTGTGACTATTTGATTACCTGTAATGGTGCCTGTAAACTCGATCATTCTGTGAGCGAGTTCTGCATTTAAAGAACCATCACTTACCGCTAGAGCCGTAGTTTGTGCACCACCAGCAATAGACTTTTGTATATAACCACCAGTTATTTGTTCTATAAGCTGTAAATTTGTATTAGTTTTTGTACCCCATGTACCGGCGTTTTCACCAGTTGCTTGAAGTTCTACACCTAATGGTGTGTATGTTGATGCCATATTTTATCTCCTATGCAGCGTCACTATAACTTGTATTTGATCCAGATGCAACATCCGAATAAGAGTCATTCGAACCCGTTGAAACATCACTATATGACGTATTTGAACCAGTGTCAACATCGCCATAAGCAAATATATTTACGGTTCCAATACTTGTAGTTATAGATTGGCTTGGTAATCCAACAATAATATCTGTTAAAGATATAGATCCAACACTAGCACTAAACGATTGACCTGTTAGTCCTAATGCTTCTTCAATTGTTAAAGATCCTACAGATGCGGTTGCTGATTGACCTGTTGGTTGAGCAACAGCACCACCCAATCCTATAATTGAACCTTGACTAAATGTTGCCTCTAATCCAGATGGTTGAACTACATCGTTTGGTATTGTAACACTACCAAGACTAGCACTAAATGATTGACCTGTTAGTGTTGCTTCCTGTGAGGAGATACCTTGCGCAGTTCCTTGTGCAGAGGTGATAGATAAACCAGAAACAATTGCTGTTTCGTTCGGTGCTTTTGCAGTTCCTTGACTTGCAGTAAATGATTGTCCCGATAGACCAATGGTCATATCATTAACTGTTACAGATCCAATAGAACTTGTTGCAGATTGACCAGTTAATCCTACCTGCATATCTACTACAGATACTGAACCAATCGAGAATGTTGCTGATATTCCCTCTACCATAATAGGAATAAAAGCTTCACCTTGTGATGATGTTATTTCAAAACTTGTAGGTGTAATTATTTGATCAGGTACATCTACTGAACCAACACTAGATGTAATAGATAAACCCGTTGGAAGTGCAATAGCATCTTTAAGTTCTCCCCATTCACCATCACTCCAAGCTTGTGCGCCCCAACCTGTTTTTAAAGTTGTGTCTTCATCCCAATAAGCTTGGCCCCAGGTAAACCTGCCCCATCCTGAAGTCGTCGACATGGTCGACCTCCTATGCTAATCTGATGATCGCGTTACTTGCGTCTGCTGCTGGAAATTCAATTTTAAAAGTTCCATTACTAGCTGTTTTGTCACCACCAAATGCAATTACACAAACAGCATCAGTTGTGCTTGAACCACCATCTGTTGTTGTATTGTAAATTAATGCACCATTTGCAGTGAAAGATGCAGATGAATAAGTGACATCTGAAAAATCTGTAAATGCTGTTGTTGAAGATAAAGACACACCAGAGTTTGTAAGAGTTGCTCCACCCGCAGTGTATGCAGAACCTGATGTATTAGTAATTTCCTCTGAAGTTGAATAGTCTGTTGTGGCAGCACCTAAACTTGCATCACTATCAAATAATGCAATCTTAAAAGTGTGACCACCTGAAGATTCAAAACTATGTTTGCCTTGTAAAAGCTCTTGTTTAAAGCTTGAACATATTGCTGATGATATTGCCATAACTTATTCTCCTATGGGTTTGCTGATTTTATTGGTATTCGAACAGCGCCATCAGTGTAGTCGTCTCTTCGTCTTCTACCAACTTGCTCATTAGCAAACTTCTGTACCTCTTGTTTATATTTATTTTCATATAAAGTCAACATATCAATCGGCCCTTTTAAAAATCCATATGCCTCTGATAAACAACAATATAATAGTCCATTTGAAAAATTCATACTAATATAATTAACACCATCACCCTCTAAAAGATCAGGCATTTTATTAAAATGCACTCTAAATCTATATGTTGTATTAGGCACTGGAGCAAAAGCTATACGTCCTGATGTTGTATCAGACTCTCCTGTACCACCACCAAACATAGCATAATATTTAGGTTGACCTTGAGCCGCTGATGTACCTGTTACATCTTGATACTCTTGTAAATATGTATAATCTTTTTTCTCCAACCATCTATTAGCTCCTGTAGTTTCTGATCCTGCAGTATCATAAACTTGTATACCTCGTATAAATAATGATCCTGCAGGAGCATTTATAGATTCTTGTCCAGCAACTAAATTACCTAGTTGTTGTTTTCTATCTGCATCGATAGGCACATCTCTAAAAATTCTATATTGTGCATTTAAAATAATATTTTCTAAAACAGCATCTGTTAAAACATTTGAATCTGTTTCAGTATAACTTCTAATTTGTGTTTTTAATCCTGATGCACTTAATCCAGCCATTATCTTCTTATCTCCCTACAAATTAAACAACTAATTGTATAACTAGTATGTTGCCAACACATTTGTTTTTTTAAAAGTCTATACCAAAAAATTTTTATTTTATTTATCATGCTTCTAAAGTTACTGGTCCTGCAGACACAGTAGGTCCTCCTCCTTCTTCTGTTATACTTGCTGTTGTTCCTAAACTAAAAGTATATTTATTTGTTGTAGTAACTGTTATACTAAATCCAGATGAATTTTCATAGGTAGAAAAAGGCACCCCTCCTGGACTTCCTTGAACATTTCTAAATCTAATTGTATCACCACTTGATCTTCCATGATTATTTTCAGTAACCGTAATTGTTTGAGATGACGCTGTAGTTGAAAAAGGATTATTACCTAACATTGCTGCAACTGAGGGTTCAACTCTTCCAGGTCTAACATTACGTAAAGATATAGAATCACCATTCATAGGTTTTGGTTCTAATTGAGGTTGTTTAGGTTCGAACTCAGAAACATGAACAAAAGCACCATTCCATTCTCTAACCATTTCTCTATATGGAAATTCCATACCTGATCTATCAGATATTGCTTTTGCGTATTTTCCTGTTGCGTATTTTGCCATTATGCTCCTGGGTAATAAGCTTTTGGTGTTATATATGTACTAGAAGCAGAACCATCTTCTGCTAATGCTCTTGCTAATTCATCTTCATAATACAATTTCATTTGTTGAGTTAATTGTGGTTGAAATTTTTGTGCAAGATAGAATGCTAAACCTGCTGTCATACAAGGCACAAATCTAAATGGTACGTCTGTTGCATTTGTATAATCACCAACATCTTGTATTCTTTTTATGTAATAAAAATGCATATCTTTAGATGCATTAGAAGAGTCAGGTGTTGGATAAACATGCACTCTAACCTTATCAATAAATCTTTCTACCCAATATTGATTAGGTGTGCCCTTGGATAATTTATTAGAAAAC